GCACGGCGCGGGATCGCTCGTGCAACGCCTTTGTATGTGGAATTATGATCGGTCGGAGGGCTTTCCGAAGATCACCCCAGGGTCGATCAGCATCGGAGACCCTAAGGCGCTGGTCGAGGCGATCAAGACAGCAAGCGAAGCGGCAGCACTCACCCCTGACCGAGGGATCGAAGAGGCCGTTCGTGCTGCTCTGGGCTTGCCCGACATGCCTGAGCACGAGTCAGCCGAAGAGATGGAGCACCGGCTCAAGAACGAAGTCCCCACCGAAGTCATCGACGTCGAGAAGGACGAGCAGATCACAGAAGAGCCGCCGACCCCGAAGGCAGCGCCCAAGGTGGACGAGGTAACAGACGACCAGGCCGACAAGGCCGAGGCCGAGGGCGAGGCGATGGAGAAGCTCGCGGAGCTTCCAGGCCGCAAGGCGATCAACGGGCGCGACCTCTACGACTACGAGAAGGTCGTTCGCTTCGATGAGACGCTGGCTCCGATGCAAGGCGTCAAGGAGGCGATGGCTCAAGCCGCTGTCGATTGGCGCGAGGCGATGGCCCCGAAGTATGCGGAGCGGATGGCCCGAGCGGGCGACCTGCTCAAGATGCGGTCGGTCGATGTCCCCGACCTAGGCAAGCTGGGCGAGGCTTTCCGCATCGAGCTGCGGCGAGCTTACCGAGCGGGTCAAGGCTCAGTCCGCGAAGAGATCGACCGAATGGCAGCCCAGCCCGAGCTTGCTCAGGCAGTGGTCGAGGGTGACTACGAGACGACCCGCGACGGAATCGTGGTCGAGTCCCCCGAGGAGGTGACGGTGCTTTCTCAGTGCTCGTTCAGTTTCACAGGCCAGAACTTGACCGGGCTCCAGTACCTGATGAGCCTGAGCGACGATCCCCGCTTGCTCCTGGCTCCCCCGAAGAAGGCCCGAAAGGTCAAGGCCGGCAAGCCTGACGCCCCAGGCGACAGCGTGGCAGATGAGATCGATCCCGAGGAGGCCATCGAGAACGTCGCCAGGACCTCAGCCCTCGCAGCGGGCGACCGAGTGAAGACAGCAAGCATCACCGCTGTCCAGAGCGCAGCCATCGGCGGGGTCTTACCTGCCGAGGCCATTGCTCAGACAGTTGCGGGGGCGGTGACTTCGCTGTCTCCAGGCGCTGATCTTGTCGCAGGGCAGCGAGACACCAACACGATCTTCGGGCTCGGTCGAATGCAGGAGGCGCGAGCCGAGGGCGTCGAGGAAGGGATCCGCTCTGCAATGCTGGAGTCTGCGACTTGCGACGTCTGCTTGAGCAAGGACGGCGCGCGCTTCCCGATGGAAGAGCTGGACGAGTACGCCACCCCCGATCCCGATTGCCTGGGCGGGGACCAATGCAACTGCATCGTTATTTTTGTACCGAAGGAGTAAGACATGCCCTACCCCAACGAACACGCCGCCCGACAGATGGACCCAGAGATGTTTGAGAAGATGCGCCGAGGCCCGATCCCCGGAGCACCTGCCGGGATCGAGGCGATCTTCGGGATCCGAGAGGACGGCACGAGCGCGATCCAGTCGGTTCGGGCGGACTCCTCCGAGTTCACCGCCGAGCAGTTCCGCGAGTGGCTCAACGAGAACGAACTCAAGGCCGACATCGAGGAGGCCATCGGGGAGGACATGAAAGACGACGACTACGGTCGAATCGATGAAGACTTCGGAGAAAAGGACTACACCTACGGAGAGGTCTACTCCGGGGTCTCGTACCTGCTCGCTGATGGCGCTGTCGGATGGGTTGAGATCGTCCGGTCGGGCCGCTTCTTCGGCAACACCGGCCCCGTTCCTCGCCGGGTCGAGCTATCAGAAGAAGATATTCTCGCGATGGCTTCGACCTATGAGCAGGTCCTCTCTGAGGGATGGTTCAACGGCGGCGCTCCGGTGGGCTACAACCACGCGCAAGCGATGGGCGACCGCACACCCGAGGCAACTCGTGCCGCTGCTCGGGTCCAGCAAGTCGAGGTCAGGCCCAACGATCACGGGGGGCTGTCGCTCTGGGGGCTCTTCGCCTGGACTGACGAAGGAGCGCGGCGGGTCGGGGCTCAGGAGTTCAGCTCAATCAGTGCCGAACTCATCCCCCCAAGCGCCGCCACATCAAAGCTCAACGGGAAAAAGCTTGGCGGCTACACGTTAGTCGGAGCCACTTTGACGAACACGCCAATGATTCCAGGTATGCAAGCCCCATCGTTGTCTGATAGGCTCGCTGCAAGTGACAACCCCCGCCGGATAATGCTGTCTGAGGAGACAGCCCCGGACACTACGGAGACACCTAAGATGTCTGACCTCATCGTAAAACTCGCAGAGGCGACCGGACTACCGGCAGAGGCTCCCGAGCTTCTCGCTGAGGTTCGCCGCCTCCAGGCTGAAGCCTCCAAGGTTGAAGCACTCACTGAAACTCTTGAAACTGCTACGAAGGAGATCGAGCAGCTTCGCACCCGCAAGGAGCAGCTAGAGGCATCCGAGCAGACTCGTCTTCTGGACGATGCTTGTGCTTCGGGCCGCATCGCTCCAACCGAGCGGGAAGACTACTGGCAGATCGTGACGACCCTCGGAGAAGAGAAGGCTCACCGCCTCTTCGCTGAAGGCCGAGTCGCTCCTGTTGGCAAGCGAATCTCCTCCGAGGTTGAGGTTGTTGAGACCACTCAGCAGAGCCTTGACAGCGCAGTCCAGAACCTAGCCGAGCGCCTTGTTTCGGAAGAGGGTCTGAATGAGGCCGCTGCTTACTCCCGAGCCATGGTTGAGGTCCTGACTGACCCCAGCAAACTCGCCCTCTACGAATCTGAGACCCTCAACTAGGAGCAGAGAACATGTCTGTACCATTCGACCCCTACGTACTCACACGCAAGTGCAACGAAGACCTCGCTGGCAAGGAATACTTCCTCGTCAAGCCGAACGGTGACGACGACATCACCCTCACTGGGCTTCACGACCTCCCCATCGGCGCTCTGACCAACGACGTTGGCACGGGCACTGCTTCTGACCCGATCTACGTCCCCGTTCAGGTGGGCCAGATCATCAAGGTCAAGTGCGGTGGCGCGATTACTGCTGGCAACCTCGCTGGCTCGGACGCTGCTGGCAAGGCTGTGGCAGTTGCTGGTGCTCATGGTGGCGGAACCAACTCGCACGCTTTTGGAATCGCTCTTGAGACTTACGCTAACGGTGACATCGGAGCCTTCCTCTGGTCGCCTTCTTACCTCTCAGTTTAACGGCTGAATTAGGAGACCCTTAAAATGGCTAACGTATTAGGCTTCAAGCAAGACATCATGCTCCAGAGGTACGCCCGGTTGCTCGGGCCAAGCCTTGGGAGCTTTATCGCTGACGACATCTTCCCGGCTGTAGATGTGCCAACGAAGAGCGGCAAATTCTACAACGTTGACGGCGGTTTCGCTTCAGCGTCTCCCGGTCACGATATGGTGATGGCAGATGGGCAGGCTTCTCCTCTCCTTGTCAGCACGAGCGTGAGCAAGGTTGACGGCTGGGAGGTTGACCTGGCAGGTCTGGGTTGCCAGCTTTCGAAGTCCTCGGCGGAATACGCCACGGGCAACGGGCTAAACCTCCGACAGGCGAAGACGGCTCTGCTGGCTCGCGAGACGATGATCAATCGAGAGCGTCAGGCTGCTGCCGTGGCTTTCTCGACCACCGTTTTCGCAGGCAAGACCGCCGCTCTGGCTGGCGCGTCCCGCTGGGACAACGCCGCTTCCGATCCGATCTCTGATGCGATGACCGCTAAGGACAACATCATCAAGAACTCGGGTGAGGAGCCTAACGTTGCGATTCTTGGATATGAGGTTTATACGGCGCTCCGTCAGCACCCGCTGATTCTTGAGTACGTCTCGCGAACGTCCAACAGTGTCGGCATCGTGTCCAACGAGGACATCGCCCGTGCTCTTGACGTCGAGACAATCTACGTCGGCAAGGCTGTAGCCAACACAGCAGTCGAGGGTCAGACCGCAGTTAACGGATACATCTGGGGCAAGCTCTGCTTGTTCGCCAGACTACGCCAGAGCCCTGCTCCTATGAGCCCCCAGAGTGCCCTCCAGCGATGGCGCTTCCAGGGTTCGCAGGACGGTGCTGTTCGTCGCTGGGAGCCAACTCCCTACATCGAGCAAATTGACATGCTGTGGAATGACCAGTTCGCTGCTCCGACTACGGAGCTGGGCTACCTATACGACACCGTCGTATCGTAGGAGGTTGTTATGGCTCTCCTCTACAAAGGTGTTGCAGAGAATCCGGAGAATGGTCTCCGGGTTCGCCTCGGGTATAGCGTGCTGACCCTCTCAGGGAGTCACACAATCACCAACCAAGATGCTCAGTTTCTGTCCATTGACCCAGATGGTAGCCACAGGGACATCATCATGCCGAATGAGGCAGCCTCGCAGGGTTCGTTCTTTTTCATCAGCAATGCGTCGTCTTCGCACAAGCTGAATATTAAGGACTCATCTGGTGGGGCTCTTAGCCCTGCTGGAGAGATTGGAACCGAAAAGCAGTTTTTCGTTGTATGTGACGGAACCGCTTGGGTTGTTATCAACTAACCAGAAGCAGGAGGAGCGTCCCTCATGAGTCAATTCGAAGTCTGCCCAGGCCGCATGGTCAAGATGGGCAAAGTCAGCTACCCCGCCGGATCTTTGGTCCCTGTTTTCGATGGCATTGAAGAGCTTGTCGAAAACGGGACCCTCCGGGCGGTGGTTGTTGAAAAGAAGAAACGACCTGAGCCTGTAAAGCCCAAGTCAAAGGGTGTGCCTCACGCTGCATTCGTCGTTGACGACCCTGCTACAGGTCCGCTCGTTCCTCTCCGCTATCTCTCGGACTGCCTTGCTATGGTGGACGACATCGACGTCCTCAAGGCGATGCACGAACTAGAGGGTCGGAAGGGCGGCAAGGACCGAATCGAGGAGCGCATCGGGGAGCTAACGACATGAAGGTAGTCGCGCTTGTGCCTCTTCAGGTTGATGGAGAGAAGGTTGAGATCGGTCAGGAGTTTGAGATGACTGACTACAGCGCCAAGAAGCTGATTGAGCGTGGCGCTGTCGCACTCCCCGCTAAGAAGAAGAAAGCAGCGAAGAAGCCCGCTGAGAAGTAGAGGATCACGCCGTGGCATACAATGCAGATCTAGCCGCAGCGACCTCAATGGCTCCACAGCTCGGAACCCTCTCAGGGTCCAGCACCCCTACCTCAACGCAAGCCGCTCTGATCTGGGCCGGGTCTTATGACCAAGTCCGGGTGGCTCTGCTTGCTAACGGGATCGGGGACACCTTCACAGCTTCAAGTATTGCCGAGGGCTGGGCTCAACGAGCTGAGATGTACCTCGCGAGCGGTGAGGTGCTGATGGCGAAGGGCTCAATAGGAGTCAACGCCGAGAGCACTGCTCCAGCCCTGATTCAGATGGGCAAGGCCATGCTCGACAGCTTGCCAACGATCCGGCAGGTGCTCATCGACAACGGCGGATCCGAAGTCGCAGGCTCTGCCGACAGCCGGATCGGTAGTCACTGGACCCGAGCAAAGGATCCCGAGTGGGACTCCACCCCCGGCGGCGATGACGTGCCCTACGCTGCGGTGCCTATCTTCCCTGACGGCTCGGATCTGTAGAGATGGCCGGGTTGCCATTGTCTCCCGGCATGTCTGCCGCTCGCTCTCGACTGGGCGGGCCGGGTGGCGTGCGCTTCACCCTGGAGATGGAGCCCGACGCGAAGAACATCGATCTGGCTTTCTCTCGCTGGTCAAGTCTGATGGACGACTGGGGGCCGACCTTTGCGGATGTCGTGCGCCTCTTTCAGATGCACGAACGACAGCACTTCGACACCCAAGGCAAGAGCACCGGGCGCAAGTTCCGCAAGCTCTCTGAGCCCTATCGGAAGTGGAAAGAAAAGAACTACCCCGGTCGCCCCATTCTGGTCCTGCGCGGGACGCTACGCACAGCCCTGGTTCGGGGCGGTCGGGGTACCGATGGGATCCGCAAGATCACGAGCAACAGCTTGATCGTCGGAGTCGATCCGAACAGCCCGACAGCGGTCTATGCTCGCGCCCACTCCAGAGGCCAAGGCAGGATGCCGAAGCGTCCCCCGGTGCGCTACGACCCAACAGCGCACTCGGTCGATCTCAAGCGAGTCGGCAATATCGGCGGGCGCGTCCCCTTCGGCTCGGCGGTTGCTCAGATCTTTCAGGTCTACATCGTCAAGAAGCGGAAGCAGGCCCGCGCTGACAAGCTCTTCGCTGATCGCTACGACTGGCGGAAGATGCGCCGAGGCGTGATGGCTCTTGGCAAGAGGACGAAGTAATGGCGACCTTTACAGAGCGAGCAGTCGACGCGATGAACGCGATCATCACTAGCTCCGACAACGGGCTGAACGCCACAACGCTCCCCGCGCTCAGGACGGCCCTCGGCATCGGCACGGGCGACCTCCCGAACATCGCGACCATCGAGAAGTGGTATCACCGAGCCGAGCAGGCCAACGCTTTCCCCTACATGTCCATCGTGGTCAACTCGACAAGCGGCGAGCTTGAGCCGAACTCTCGATTCTATCGGGTGACCTTCGATCTTGCCCTTGTCGTGCTCGACGCGAACATTGACGGCAACGAGAAGGATGTGCTCGTGGCTGGCTGGCGCTACGGGGACGCAATCAAGACGCTATTCCAGCGCCGAGTGGGTGCCGGTGGACAAGGGTGGACCCTCGGCAACGCATCCGGCATCATACGGGCAGAGGTCACCTCGCAGCAAGTCGGAGCCGATCTGGGTCTTGCGGTGCCGAATGTCGCTCTATTGACCACGATCGAGGTCACGACCTCGGAAAGCTACTAGGAGAAAAAAATGACAGGCCCAAAGGTTGACATCGGAAGAGACTTGGTCGCGTTCGTCGCGGGCCAATCATCCTATGCACTCTCCGACGCCGCTGGGGAGTCCTACCCCGAAGCAGCCGACGCGATCCGAGTGATCGGCGGCTCTGCTGGCGGCACGGTTCCCTTCGCTCTCCGTGAGGACAAGTTCGGGACAGCTACAGGCGTTCCCGGAATCGAGCAGAAGCGCACAGCCGAGGGCTCGATTGAGGGCTACGTGATGCCTTCGGGCGCGCTGACAACGATCCCTGACATGGGCGCGGACCTGCTAGTCAAGGGCGGCTGGAAGATCGTCAATAACTCCAGCACCACGACGGCGGTGAGTGGCGGCTCTTCTACCGCCGTCAAGGTTGACGTAAACAGCGTGACAGGCTTTTCGGTTGGGGATGGGATCATTGTCGAGACCGGCAACGGGACCGGCTTCTACGAAGCTCGCCGGATTACCGAGGTGAACTCCGCTGCTACACCTGACTTCATCAAGGTAGAGCCCGCTCTCACCTTCACACCAGCAGCCTCGGCCACCGTCAAGGGGGTCATCGCCTACAAGCCCAACGACGAGCGAGACGACGCTGAGGACGCTTGCGCCTTGTGGCTGATGAACAACAACTCAGCCGACCGAATCAGTGGCTGGACT